ATGGAGACCGCCTTGGCTTTGATGTCTAGGAGTTCGCACTCCGTAAGTCCGATAAAGAGTCCAGAGGCCATTTAAACTTGCCGAGAATGGAAGTTAAAAGGGGGGTGCGCCGCCCAGCCCACGCCATAGGTCTCTTCCTCCCACGACACTAAACGACGCACCCTTGCATATAGCGTGCCAAGGGTCATGACGGTTGCAAGTCGGTTTCGGCAGTTTCCCGTCCGGCGATGCCCCAGCGGACCGCGGCCAGAAGGGCGAGGATTTCGCAGTCCATGGCGTGGTTGTCCTTCTTGCCCTGGGGAAGTATCCACATGGGCTTGCCGGTGCGTTTATCCTTTACGCGCACCTCGGCGCTCAGCTGAGAAGCATACTCCTCGGTTGCGTCGATGGCATAGGTCCAGACGCGGCGAGCCCGCAGGCCGTGCAGGAGGTCCTTGCCGGCGGTGGCGGAGTGGACGATCAGGATGGCCCGCTGCGGGATGCCAGGGACGACTATGGACTGCTTCTCGGAATAGAAGCGGCGGGTCGTGTTGCCGGACTTGTCGGTCACGGCGAAGTCGTCGGAGCCTGAGCCCTTGGCCGTCTTCCAATTCCGCTTGGCCGTCTCGCGGTAGACCTCGGTCGTATTGTCGCCGGAGTCGACGAGCACCATGGCATGATGGACGCCGTGCTGCTTGGCGAACGCCTCGACGTTGCCCCATGAGTCGATGCGGGCGAACGCCATCAGACGGCTATGCCCGGTCTTGGCCCATCGGCGGACCGTCACCCAGAAGTGGCCACGTTGGACGTCGACCCCCATCGTGCGGAAAGGGATGCTCCCGGGCACGGCGTCCTTCTGCTCGACGACGCGGGCCTTCGGGGTGATCGCGGCCTCTGCGTCCCAAGGGTCGGCCATCTTGTAGTTGGCGGCCTCAGCCAGCGCCACCATCTCGCCGCCCTCTTCGCTCCAGGGCATGGCCAGCCGTTTCTGCTTAAAGATGCGACGCGGTTCCTCGTCGCCGTATTGGTCGACAGACTCCTTGGCCTTGAGCATCAGGACGCCGAGCTCGCCCCAGCTCATCGTCGCAAGGCTGTTCCAATGCAGGCCGATGTGCCCGGAGTTAGCGGCGACAGATGTAGCCACAAACGTGCCACGCGCGTTAGCCTCAAGGCGGCTGGCGTTCGTGTCGGGCAGATGCGTCCGGCAGGCCGCGCACTCGTAGGTCGTGCCGACGCTGACCTTGTGCAAGTCCCATGTGCCGGTGGCCTTGGCATCCTCGGGGAACCTGATCTGTTCCCAGACCCACGGCTGAAGGTGGTCGCACTTCGGGCACCTCATGTTCCAATCACGCTGGTCGGTCGTCTCGTGCAGCTGATGGAACTCCTGCCCAGCCCTTCCGCCCTGGGATAGGAAGATGCGTTTGCCCATCCATCCGAACGCCGTCACGCGCGCGCTCAGTTCGGCCAAGTGTCCAGGCGGTGCCATCCAGCACTCGTCGGCGATTGTGTAACGCAGGGACAGGCGCTGAAGGTTGGCCTCGTTCCAAATGCCGCGGCAGTAAAGGGTCATGCGGTCGAAGTCCGCCGTCGTCGAGCGGTCGAGGTCGTCACCCGAGAGACGCGCCTTCACGGGCGGGCAGTTGTTCCAGACCGGGCGGAGATAACGCAGGGCGAAGTCCTTGGCCTCGGGGTCGGTGGCCTGAAGCACCATCGTCGGCCCAGGAGCGTTGGCGATGATGTGACAGGTGAGCAGGCGGGCAAAGAGGGACTTGCCCGATTGGATGCTGGCCAAGACGGTGAGGAGTTTCGTCTCGGGATCGGCGGCGATTCGTAGGGCTTCGGCGACCCAAGGCGTGCGCTCAGAGCGGAACGGCCCGGGCATCGGTGAGTCGGGGATGGCGTGGACGTTAAACTCCAGCCACTCGACGACGTCACCCGAGTCTGACGGACGCAGCACGTCCCGACCGACGCGGAGGAGGTCGGCCTTATTCATAAAGCCCTGCCTCCTTCAGGAGACGATACAGCTCGTCGGACAACTCCGACCACTTCCTCGGTTTGCGCTTGAACGGACGCGACGGCTTCGGCATCGGCTTGCGCCTGGGCTTGGGCTTACGCTTCGTCATGGGTCGATAGGTCTGCCTTCACGCGGCGCACCCAAGCCTCCAGAACTTTCACCGCCTTCGCAGGGTTCTCGGGGTTACATCCTTCTGCGACATCGAGGGCGAGTTTGTCGAGGCGGTTGACGATGCCCGCCGTCATCTCGCGCATGGCCTCGGTGGCTTCCTTGGCGGAGATGTAATCCTTCGTCAGGATGAGCCGACGCTCCTGCTCTTCCTCGAGGGCGACGAGCGTCTTGAGTGAGGCGTTATAACTCGACTGATACTTCCCCTGGTTAGGGTCGCCCCCTTCCATGGCGGCCTGCCAAACGCCACGCGCACGACTGACCAAGGTCCGATGCTCGCTGATCGTGTCAGCCAGGGAGCCGTCGTCGAGCTGCGCCGGTGCGGCCTTCGGTGCCGCGGCCCGCTGCACGTTGGCCCGGGCTTCCCGCCACGCCCGAGCCGCGTCGATGCTGTCGGTCGGCATGCCCTCGCGTCGAAGGACTGAGATGCGTTGCGCGGTGACGCCGAGCGCCAAACCCAGTTCTGAGTTGGTTAGAGCCATGGTTTGTTAAACGGCCTGTTTCCTCTCTGTGACCCCACGAAAAACCTTCGTGGTGTCGGGCCACGCGTGACGTAGGGGGGGGTCTAGGAGACTCCTTAGAGGGGGTATATGGGCCGTTTTCATCGCTTGGGCGGGGTAGGTGGCAGGGGGCTAATCACCTTATTCTTGCCGCGTCTGGCATTCACATGAGGAAACAGACCGCACGCGTCTGAGTTCACGGTGCGTTGGATCTCCTTAGCCCTGGCACGCATCCAGAAGTGAGAGCGGCCATACATCTTCCCGATGAGGCGAGACGACAGACAACCGGGCAGACTGAGCGCCCAGCGGATGAGCTCGACGTGACGACGGAAGGCGAAGTTATCAGTGCAGGCCAGCGCGTCCATGAAGCCCTTGAGCATGACGCCGACATGATCGCGTGAGATGAACGCATCGACCTCCTCGCGTCTGCCGATGTCAGTCGGGTTGAACGCCCAGTCAGGATGATTGGCATCGATGTTGAAGACGTGCCGAGGTTGCGCCATCTCAGCGTAAGGCAGCACGCCGTTCTCCCGCATCTTCTCCTGGACCTTCTTGGGCTGGGCAAAGAACCAAGCGTCAAACGACTTGGCCTCCTTAGCCGGAGCAGTCAGGTCGTTTAGCCTAGCGCGTGTCACGCACGACAGCGTCAACCATCTTGACGGCGGGGCAAGTGGCAAAGGTTATGCCAGTATCCGTCCATGTCGAACCGTAGCATGGCCTTACGGGTGAAGCGATAGGTCAGGGATGAGTACTTACCCGAGTAGTCCAGGGTCTGCTCGACGATGTCCTTGAGTTCCGCTGACGTCATCTTCTCAGGCCATGTGCTGATCACTTCCCTCAGCTCCATGTCTTTCCTTTCCTTGACTGCCTTGGCTGCCTCGGTGGCCTGCTGCCGGATATGCTCCATCCTCTCAGGCTCTTCCCTCCAGGACTTCTGCCGTAGCCGGGTCAGGGCGAGCTTACGGAGGACCCATCCTCTCCGCGCGGTGGTACGGTTAGGTTTGGTCATCGCGTTAGACTTGCGGCCTCGCCAGAGACTCGGTCGAACCCCGAGCGTCAGCGACAAGGGGTGAGACTAGAGTCACCCTTGTACGTAGTACAGGGACGGAAGTTGAGTTGGAAGTTGAGAAGGGATTTGACATTGGGCTAAAGGTGGGGGTCAGGGTGTTGACCCTCAGTTGACCTTAAAACGCCTTGGCGACCCCTTAGCGGGGCTGGAATCGCTATGCCTTGGGGCGTTGTCGGGTGGGCTTTCGGAGGGGGGCTGGCTGTATTCCCAGCGGATGACCCCCTTCTCGGCGGCGTGGCGGATGTAAATCTCCCCCTTGAACTGGTTCGCGTGGTCCTTGAGGCCGGCACGGCCACGGCGCTTGGTCAGGCCGAACTTGTAGATCGGCTCCTCGCCCTGGCATCGGAAGAGGACGGCGACCTCGCGGAACCAGTTAGTGAACTCGGAGGAGCCAAGGCCCGCGTAGGCTAGGTCGGCGACGGTGTGGCCTTCCTTGTCGGAGGCGGCCTTAGGCTTGCCGGTATGGTGCATGGCCACGAGGACGGCGCCTGTCTCAAGGAGGATGGGGGCGAGGTCATGGCGCAGGAACTTGGAAGCCTGCTCCTGATCGGAGACGTCGATGCCCGCGAAGGACAGCAGAGGGTCGACGAAGACGATGTCGGCCTTGTGCTCGACGATGAGGTCACGCAGGGCGGAGGTGAAGGTCGTGCCGGTGCTCACGGTGTCGCGGAAGATGGCGAGGTGTTCGCGCAGCTGAGAGCGTTCGTCGCTGTCAAGGTATGCCCCGGCGATGACATCCTGCAAGGCCTCGGAGATGTCCCCCGCGTCATTCTCAGCCTGGAGCACGATGGCCCGAAGCGGCTTGGCAGGCTTGATGCCGAAGAAGTCCTTGCCGATGCACCAATGGACGGCGGCCTGCATCATCAGGGACGACTTGCCCGTGCCGGACTGGCCGACGATCAGGAGCGAGCCGCCCTTACAGAGCCAGCGGTGGTTGCCAAGGATGCAGGAGGGGTCTTCCTTGCGCTCGAAGGAGAGCAGCGCATCGAAGTCCATGCGCTGCGGGCCGTGCTTTGCCTTCCGACCCTTGCGGGATTCGGCGATGGTGGCATAATGGTCGAGCAGGGTGTCGGGGTCGGTGGCCTGTTCGGCGGCGACCAGGGCACGGCGGAGAATGGCCGCGTCCGCGATCATGTCGGCGTGCTCAAGGCGGAAGGCCGCTTGGCCTGCGTCACTGACTAGGAGCGAGACGGTGGCCTCGGTCACCGGGCTGTTGACCTGGCGTAGGCGCTGGCTGACCGTCAGCTCATCAGGGGCGATGCCGTCCACGGCCAGCGAAAGCATGGCGGCGGCGATGTCCTGATGGGCTGGCTCGAAAAAGTCGGAAGGCTGGAGGTCGCCCGGTAGGTGGGCGGCTTCGCGTAGGAGGACGCCGAGGAGGTGGCGTTCCGCGGCGACGTTATTCGGCGGGATCATGGAAGAGAGGGTTGGGGTTTGTGGGCGTGGGTGCCCGTGGTCAAGATGCTTTAACGGCAGACCCGGTCGAGGTCTGACTGGCGGTAGTAAGATACGCTCCGCGGGTTGCGGAGGATGCGGACAGGGAGGGCCATGCCGTCGATACGGTATTGCACGCCGCGGACGGTGCGCCGGTGCTTATGCGCATACTCGGAGAGGGTGACCCATCCCTTGGGGGCCTTGAACTTGTCCAGGGCTTCAGCTGCGGCTTTGGCGGCGGCCCAAGACTTGAACCTGGGCGACAGGCGATAGATGAAGCGGCCTCGTCGGATGGTCTTCTGCTCGGCGTAGCCTGCTTTGACGATGCGGGCGAGAGGCAGAGAGACACCGGCCCGGGTGTTGTAGCCTAGGAGGCGGACGACCTCCGTGGTCTTGTGCCAGCCTTCGGGAGTGTCGTCGGCGTTGATCGCGGCGACGAGGGCGTGGGCGTCGAAGCGCTTCATCGGGCCTTCGGAGTGAAGACCTTGAGGTCGGTTGTCCAGACCCAGCGTGAGCCGACGCGGTGGACGAGCCAGACCTTCCAGTCCTTGCCGTCGACCCAGCCAGCCGCGAAGCCTGAGCCCCAGCGGGAGGTGGCTAGGCGGTGTGACGCGTAAGCCATGGCGTCCTTCTGGCAGAGACAGCCGGCGGAGAACGCGGCGCCGCCCTCGGCCTTAGTCAAGTTAACCTGGGCGAGCGTGTGGGTGTGGCCATGAATCAGAGCGCCTCCGCGGTCGGCGTAGTGCTTACCCTGCTCGGCGGTGGCGTTCAGGCCGTGGGCGTAGCCGTGGATAAAGGCGACCTGACCTAGTCGGTATACGCCCTTCTCGGCATGGTAAGGCAGGATGGTCTTCGCTCCGCAGCTCTTCGCGGCGGTCTTTATCCGGGCCTCTAGGTCGGCGCAGTAGTCACGCACCAGGGCGGAGCCGGAGGTATGCTGGAGGGCTTGGGCGCGGTGCTCGTGATTGCCCATCAGGTAGACGGTGGGCTTGGTGCGCTCAAGGAAGGCTTCACCGGCCTCGATGTCGGAGATGAGGGACTCGGCGCCTTCGGCATCCTGACCAGCCCCACGGCGCAGGGATCGGAAGTCGAAGCAGTCGCCGAGGTGGACGCGCACGGTCGGCTTGTAGTCCTTGATGAACTCGACGAGGGCCTCGACGGCGTTCTCGTCGGCCATGTCGCCGTGGTTATCACCGAAGGCTACGAAGCGGGTGGGGCTGCTCATCGGATGTTAATGTAAGGGATGGGCTTGCCGGCGTCGAAGGCCGCGAGCATCTCGTCACGGCGCTTGCGGGCGGTCTCGAGGTCGCTGGCGATGTTCTCGACGATGTCCTTGCCGCGACGACGCAGGCGGAACCAATAGCAGTCACCGAGTTTCTGGAGGTGATGGTTAGGGTTCTCGGCCTTGATGTAGGCGGGCTTGTCGTTACGCCCGGTGCGGGTATACTTCGGACAGGCCAGCAGGAAGGCCACGCGGTCGGGGGACAGGCCGACCTTGTTCGCCCAGCGAAGCGTCTCGGTGTTCATAGTTTCCATGAGCGGGCGAGGTTGCGGCCTTCGGTCATGATCGCGTTACGCGAGGACGGCCTGAAGATATACTCCTGGTCGAACAGGTGGGACGCACGTATCTCGGCGATGCTGTCGAGCTCTTCGTCGTTGGCCGGACCGACCC